ATTCCAGACTCGTCTAGATATAAACTGGAACCAGTCGGGTACTGGTTATCGGAACACCCGGGAGTCGGAGCTCCAATACTCCAAGAAAACCCAGACCCGCTTCCAGGCAAAAGAAGCCAAGCGTGGTTGGCAATGCGTGCGTTGCGAATCCGTCCAAGAGCTCGCCTTGGACACCATCCATTTCGTCGAGAAGACATGGGTGTGTGCTTGTTGTAAGAACAAGCACATCGAGCATCAAGACGCTCTCCGTGATGGAGATTTTGACACTTTTAAGTGTCAATCATGCGGGCGTGATGACGTGCTGTGCGTTTGTGGCCGCGTCGATGCCGCGGCAAATATTACCGATCGTTCCCACTGCAGGATTGAAACCCCTGCACCAAAAGTGGTCGCCAACACCATGACAGTTGTCCCTGTCATAGTTGCGGTGGCGCCCACCCTGGAGGCCGTGCCCACGGTGAAATGGGTAAAACCCGAAATCATGCCTCGGAAAACTCCAGACTGGTATGCCAGTTGGGCTGCTCCGTCTGTAGGGACGAGTCGCCATGTTTTCCGAGACATTATCAGCCGGTACAATGCCCAGGGAATGGCATGCCTGGCTGCGTCTCGAAAGGCCAACTTGATCGTGGCCCCAATTCCGGTGGAGAAAACCATCGTCACCAAAAACCGTTTCTCTTCTCTCGACTTCGGCTTCGAAACCGAAGAAGAGTGTTTCAAGTGCCCTGGATGCGGCGCCAAGGAAGAGAGTCATTGTGACTGCTGTTCCTGCTGCGAAAGACCCGTTTGTGAACGGGTGCAACAACAGGACTTGTTCCCCTTCTTCGGTATCCCCGAAGTGTGCACTCCTCCGGCCATTTCGATGGAGGATGCACGGGTACTGCCACCCGGAGAAAAGGTAGATCTTGTGTCACTTTTCCGCCCTAAGACGGATATTATGGCTCTTTTCCGGCCTTTTATCCGGAAAATGACAGTGGCACCCCAGGTTTTGGTGGAGTTACCGTCCCTCCCTTCTCAGATGATGGAGGAACGTCTCGTGCTCCGCGAGACCCGTGTCGATCCCTGCAGCTGCCGATGTGAAGCCGGGGAGTACACCCTTTGCGGTCGTCATGGTGAGCGACCAGCCCGTAAAGGGACCGATAAACCTGTGTCACCAGTTAAAGTGATCCGGACCACCCCGGTAATAAGGATCCCTAATGCCGTCCGTGCACGCATCGAGGATACTGTGGCCATGAAGGCCTATGCACGCGAATGGGCTGGGAAGGCGGAGCGCTCCGAACGAGGAGCGCACGACCGCAAGGTTGCTCTTCGCTCTATGGATTCGCAGAGAATCCAGCGAGAAGCGGCCTCCTGGTCCCGACTAGCGAATCGCCGATCAGCGATTCTAATCAAGGCGGAACAATCTGCCTATTCAATGCCGGTGGAGGCCGCATTGAATGAAACTGCTCCCATGGCTACGAAGAAGACCTTCGCGTGGGTGAGAGATTGGGCCATCCGTTCCGCCCGCAGAGAACGGGAAAGTCGCAAGGCCGTCATAGCCTCCCGGATCCGAACAAACGTGATACGGAAGGAAAGCTTTGCAAAAGGCATTAAAACGAGTGTCCAAACCCCAACCTGGAAGTTGCATGACGACAACACTTTCCAGGACGTAGGGTCAGATGAAGACACCGTCCCGAGCTGGATCTGTCGCGGGGGGGAAACCCGTCGTTGGTACGCAGATCGTGCTCGTCCCGGATGGTCCTTCTGGCAAAGGAAAAGGACAAACGCCTATTTCCAATCCCGAGTGGAGCGGAGAATTGAACTCCAGGAATGTGGGGTTCAACAACGGCGCCTGAATGCCAAGAATTTGATGCGCCGGAGGAAGGCCATCAAATTCATTTTCAATTTTCGCAAGACCTTCCTCGCATGTGTGAGATCGGGAGGACCTCGCGTCGGGGGTTCAACCGATTGTTATTACACGGGCAGATTCTGCCCATCCCTGGCACCGCAAACACCAGG